GTCGAGGACTGCCTGCGTAGGCTTGCTGAGTTAGAGAGCAGGCGCAGTAATTGGGATTCGCATTGGCAAGAGATTGCCGAGCGTATCTGGCCTGCGGCCGATGAGTTCTTGACTGTTCGCAGTGTGGGCGAGAAGCGTAGCACGAAGATCTACGACGCGACTGCTGCGCTCGCGCTCGAGAAGTTCGCTGCCGCGATGGAGTCAATGCTCACACCCAGGTCGCAGAAGTGGCACGCCCTGCGCTCCACGGATGACGCACTCAATCGTGACCCCACGGTCAAGGGCTGGTTTGAGGAAGTGGCGCGGGTGATGTTCCAGTCGCGCAACTCCCCGAAGGCTGGCTACTACGCACAGATGCACGAGGGCTACAAGGCACTCGGCGCATTCGGCAATGCTTGCCTATTCGTCGATGAGGATCGCGGCGGACAGGGAGTGACTTATGTGCAGTGTCATGTGGGTCAGGTCTATATCGAGATCAATCCCACGCGCCGCGTAGACACCGTGTATCGCAAGTACACGATGAGCGCGAAGGCAGCGGAACAAGAGTGGGGCCGCGAGAAGTTGCCTGCGAAGATTTCAAGGGCACTCGATTCGCAGGAGTCGATCTACAAGCAGTTTGATTTCCTGCACGTTGTCTCTCCGCGCACGGAATACGACCCGGAGCGCAAGGACGCCGAGGGAATGCCGTGGATGTCGTATCACATCGCCATCGACGACAAGGCGATCATCGACGAGGGCGGCTATCTCGAGTTCCCGTATATGTACTCGCGCTACACGGTGAACCCTACAGAGATGTACGGGAGAAGCCCAGCAATGCTCGTCCTGCCCGCGATTAAGATGGCGCAGGAAATGCAAAAGACGTTCATCCGCTCAGGGCACAAGTTGGTGGACCCGCCCCTACTCCTGCACGACGATGGCGTGCTGGGCACGGGCAGCAAGCAGGTCAGGCTGACGCCCGGAGGGTTGAACTATGGGGGTGTGGATGCCCAGGGCAGGCCGCTGATTCAGCCGCTGATGACAGGTGCGCGTCTGGACATTACGGAGGGGATGCTCGAGAAGGAGCGGGCGGTCATCAACGACGCTTTCCTCGTTTCGCTCTTCAGGATCTTGGTAGACCTGCCGCAGATGACGGCGACCGAGGCGCTCATCAGGGCGCAGGAGAAGGGCCAACTGCTTGCACCGACAGTCGGCAGGCAGCAATCGGAGATGTTGGGTCCGCAGATCCATCGCGAGTTCAACATCCTGACGCGCCAGGGGTTGTTGCCCCCGCTGCCTGAGATTCTGGCAGAGGCAGAGGGCGAGTACGAGATCATCTACGAATCACCCGCTACTAGGCTTCAGCGCAGCGAGGAGTTGGTGGGTATCACGCAGACGCTGGAAATCGCTGCCCCCTTCATGGAGGCGGACCCGAGCATACTCGCCATCTTCAAGCCAGACGAGATCATCCGCATAGCGGCCGATATCAACGGCGCTCCTGTGTCTATCCTGCGTACACCGGAGGAGATGGAGCAGATCCAAGCCGCCCAGGCGCAACAGGCACAGCAGAAGCAGATGCTGGATGCGATGTCTCAGGCGGCCCCGGCTGCTAGGGATATGGCCCAAGCACAGGCGGCGCTGCCTTCGGAGGCGGGCGTTGCGTGATATTCTGCTTGCCCGTGGGCAGGCTTACAAGAGGTGTTTTAATGGAGAGGACGCAGAGTCGGTGTTGTCCGATCTCGAACGCTTTTGCCACGCTAACACGACTACGCACGTTGATGGGGATAGTCATGGTACTTCTCAACTCGAGGGCCGTCGCCAAGTATGGCTTAGGATTCAGGGATATAGGAACCTGAGCGATCAGCAGGTGGGCGAAATAGTCGAAGTGGCAGAGACAGAAGATTAGTGCCGACACAATACTATGGTATAGAGGTGCTCAAGAGATCAGGGTGTGAGTGCCACCCGGTTTATGCTTGGCCGCACTTGTTCGACGAGGACTTGAAATGCAGTTGGTGCGGTAATACATGGGCTGCCCACCAAAAGGGTACTAGCAGCCCGTGTATCATAAAAGAAACAGATGAGGAGTTACCATGGCAGGCGCAGAGGATGTCTCACAAGAGGCGGGCAGCGAGTCAACGCCGGTCGAAGTAGTTACCAACGGTGAGTCGAGCACTTGGACCGAGGGTCTGGGTGAGGACGCCATGGGCTACGTCGAGAACAAGGGCTGGACGGGTGCCGAGCAGATGCTCGACAGCTACCGCAATCTTGAGAAGTCGATGGGTGCGCCCGCCGATCAACTCCTCCACCTGCCTAAAACCGAAGAGGATACGGACGGTTGGAACGCCGTCTACGCGAAGATGGGCAGGCCAGAGACGGCCGAAGGCTACGAACTCACGGGGCCGGATATGCCAGAGGGCGCGCTTGACCTGACCCCCGATCTGCGCGAATGGGCGCACGAGGCGGGTTTGTCTCAGCAACAAACTGCCAGCATCTACGAACGCTACAACTCCCGACTGGGCGAACTGGTCACCGAGCAGGAGCAGCAGATCGAGGAGCAGGCTGCGGCAGACGAGGCGGCTCTAAAAAAGGAGTGGGGCAGTGCTTGGGACGAGAATCTCGCAGCCGCTACCCGCTTTCGGCAGCGATTCGGGATCGACGACGCCACGGTCAGCAAACTCGAGCAGGCACTCGGACTGCGCGGGGTACTCGAGTTGAGTGCCCAGATCGGTCGCGGACTGGGCGAGCACCAGATGCCCACCGGGAAAGAGGATGGCGGGCAGGATCTTGCCTTCGGGATGACCCCCGCCGCTGCTAGGGCGAAGATCGACGACCTGACGCTCGACAAGGAGTTCATGGATCAGTATCTGGGTGGGAAGCCCCAAGCGGTTGCTCGAATGACACGACTCCACACCATTGGTCACCCGGATGAAGCGAAATAGGTGTTGCGTTTTTTTTAAAACTGTGTATTTAGAAGACTGCAATAATTGAACAGCAGGTAATCGGCCCCGGTGTGGCGACCGGGTAAGCCTTCCAGCCAAAATAAAAAATGGCCCCGGTGTGGCACCCGGACAAGCCCTGGATCGCCGATTAACCATGCTGGCCCCGGCAACGGATAAGCCTCGCACACACGCTTGAGGTTTATTCAAATGTCAGATCAAATCAATGCCGCCTTTGTGCAGCAGTATGCGACCAATGTGGCGCACCTGTTGCAGCAGCGCGGTAGCAAACTCAGAGATTCAGTAATGACCAGTACGGCCACCGGCAAAGCGGCGAAAGTCGTGGAGCAGGTTGGGGCCGTGAACGCTGTGAAGCGCACGACCAGGCACGCAGATACTCCGCTGATCGACACCCCGCACAGTGCGCGGTGGACGTTCCCGGTGGACTACGAGTGGGCCGACCTGATCGACGATCAGGACAAGGTGCGGATGCTCATCAATCCCCAATCGCCCTATGCGGTGAACGGGGCCTACGCGATGGGCAGGGCTATCGACGACGAGATTCTTGCTGCCTTCTTTGGCACCTCGAAGACCGGCGAGAATGGCTCGACCGACGAGGCGTATGACACCTCTGCGGTCACCGATCCGGGTGGTTCGACTACCGCGCTCACCGTCGGGCAACTGATGGCTGCCAAGACGAAACTCATGGAGAACGAGGTCGATCTCGACAACGACACGATCTACATGGCGATCACGGCCGCACAGCACGAAGACCTCCTCGGGATGACTCAGATCCAGACCATCGACTCCAACGCCACCAAGGTGCTGGTGGATGGTCAGGTTAGGTCTTTCCTGGGGATCAACTTCATCCAGACGGAGCGGATCGTTGGGGCCGGTGACGACCCCACCCTCTGCCCGATGTGGGCGAAGTCGGGGATGCACCTGACGGTGTGGAACGACATCACCACCAAGATCGAGGAGCGGGCGGACAAGTCCTTCGCGACTCAGGTCTACGTTAAGGCCACCATCGGGGCAACGCGCCTCGAGAAGGGCAAGGTAGTCAAGGTGTCTTGCCAGATCTAGGACAAATCGACGTAAGGGGGCCGGGGCGGAGTCGTGCCGGTCCCTGATCGTCACAAGTAAGGAAACAAATCAAATGGCTACTATTTTCAGCAGTCTTTTCAATTCAGACGGATCGGTCGAGCCGGGTATCGGTACTATCACGGAGGAACTCGGCCTTGATACGCAGCGGCGAGCCTCTGCTGGTCATTCGCACGCTCGCGTGAGGCGCACGCACGCCAAGGTGAGCCTAGGCACGGTAGCGGGTATAGGCGACGAAGTTCGTATGCTCACTCTCAAGTCCAGCGACATCCTCTACTCTCTGCAACTGAGTACCGATGGCGCGGGATCGGCAGGTGAGGCGGACTTGGGCTGGTACAAGACGGGCGCGGAGCATGACGGTGCCCTTCCTTCGACCAACTCGGTGGATGCCTTTTCGACCACTGCTCTTGTCCTTGATACCGCAGCAACTCGCACCGAGGAGTTTCAGGCCGGGGACTATGACGATGAGAACGTGGGACTTCGGGTCTGGGAACTCA